GCTTTTAAAATTGATTCAATCATAAATATTCCTTTTCTTTTCGTTCCCACATTATGACGTTTGAATATTCTTTTTTGATTGCGTTGATTTTATCGGTAAGACGTTGCGCGTCTTCGATTTCACATTTAAGCGGTTCAATTTTCGAATGTTCTTGCAACATTATTGCGATTGCTTCGTTCATGTTCATTTTATTAAGTCCTTTGTGTTTGTGAAGCGTTATTGCTTCGATGGATTTGTAATAAACTACGATTAAAACTACGTCAATACATACGATGAAATATTTTACTTTATTTTAGACACAAAAAAACCGCCCGAAGGCGGCTTGATTCCGAAACTATAAAATACACTACAAACCAAAAACGCCAGGATGTGAAATCATGTAAGCAATTGCGCTTGTTTCGTATTGCTTAGAAAGAACGGCGCGGCTTACTTCTTGAATGTCGCCCCGTTCGCATAAAGTCTTCAATGCTTTTTTAATTGCACCGCTTGCGCCGATTCGGTCCTTTCTAAATACGGCAACTGCTGCAAGTCTTCTTTGAACGTAACTATACGGGATTATTCTGTTTGAATGTAAAACGCCAGCGCCTTCGCCTGCATACTTTGAAACTTCCGGCCAAGGTGAAACAACGAAGTCTTTAATTACTGCAATTACTTTCGAAAGTTGTTTTGTTTCGTCGTTATCAATACCTATTTCACCAGCGTCGAAACGAGCAAGTAAATTACGAACGTCCGCAACAACAAGATTGATTGCCCAGGAAGCAACGTCACTTGTCACAATCGGGTCGTATGGATTGCAACCGACTGCAATTATTGCAGCAAGCTTCAAAGCCTTAACGTGCGCACGGTTCCACAAATGACGGCGAATTTCACGGTCGCTTGTGTTTATGTTTGAATCGCAATGTTCGTCGAACTTATCAAACAAAGCTTTCGCACCTGGTTCGCTTTGAACGTGTATCGCTTTGTTTTGGCTGTTTAACATTAAAGAATGAGCGCAAAGCGTCGAAAGTCTGTCGATTAATTCGAAAGAAGGTTGCGCCGTCAAATGGCCGTTGTTTAAAGGCGGTCTTTCTCCATGATATTCAATTGAAGTAAAACGAGGCAACAAACCTTCCGAAATCAAACCTTCGTGTAAACCTTCGTAAAACTTTTCGGGTGTTGATTCACCAATCATTGAAAAAGAAGGCGAAGCAACTGCGCTTGTGTTTTTGTCTTTGTCTGAATATATAGAAGGACGAAGAATTTTGCTTTCGCCTGATTTATTATAAGCATCAAGTAAGAAACGACGAAGCCCGGTTAAATGTGGGGGAGCGTTTAAACTTGCCATTTGTTGCAAATATATTCCGAATTCACCTACTAATGAAACGAAAGACGTTGGCCCGCGCGACATATACTTGATGATTGCTTGCGACGAAGCTATTTCACCAGGTCCGACGAATTCAGCAGCAGCCGGAACAGTTCGAATAACTTGTGCCATTAATTTATCGATGCCGCTTGCAATTGCTTCCTTTCCTGTACCAGTAGGCGCAAGCAATAAAATATATTGATTCAAACCAGTGCCCGAAATGTTATACGCACGACCTACAATACCAGCGATTAAACCAAGGGCACCAGCAAGCGATATTTCCGGAACAGGGCGCGGTGCTTGAGCATATATAAATTGCGCGATTTCACCAACTAAACCAGGCGGGACGCTGTAAACACTAGATGATTCACTCATTTTCGGCGCTGGTGCAATCTTGTGCGGTGTTGCTGCTGCATTACGTGACATCAACAACGCTTCGTTTTCAGCAAGTCTATTTGCAATTGCTTCGTCTAGTTTGTTTTTAAGTCCGTCAATATCAACAGGCGGCAACATTCTATCGAAACATTTATTAAGCATATATGAAACGTAATCGTCGCGTTTTGCTTTGTCGCGTTGGCCTAAACCGGAAGCGCGGAACATTCTTTTTATTTGCGCTCGATTTTGTGTATAAAAGGCAATAATGTCGACAAGTGCAAAATCGGCTTCTGATTGCGAAGAATAGTAACCTTCCCATTGTCCGGAAAACAAATCGAAAAACTTTCCGCCGTTTGCTGCTTCTGATGCGCGTTTGTAAATTTCTTCGTCTGTGTCTTTTGCTTCGGCAAGTCCTGCATAATGAGCAACAGCAACCGAACCTTCGCCCATTTGACCCCACAATATATTTAAGCTTTCGTCCATATCCTTAATAGGTGCGTCGCGGTAAACATTACCCGTCATTGTCATGTAACGAGCCGACGAATATATTTCAATAAAAGAGCGACGGCGACCCGCTGGTAATTTGCCCTTTATAATGATATGCAAACCCGAACCCGAAGGCGACTTTTCTGCATAACTTGAAAACTCATTGAATATTTTAATTTGACGGTCTAAAGCTGTTTGGTCCGTTCCTGTATCGTCAAGGTCGATAAATGCATACGGGTCGGCTTCTGTTAAAACAAAACCTATGCCGCTATACCAACCCGTTTCGGCCGCTTTTAAACAGTCGTCAAAGCTTGCCCAGGTATTAGAATCCGAAACGCTCGCAAGCTTTCCGCTGTTTGCTGAATAAGGAACCTTTGTCGGTTTTTTGGCTTGTACGTCTTCGAAGCGCCACATTACCCATTGTTTATACGCGCGCATTTCTTCCGGTATTTTATCAAACATGGTTAATCATCCTTATTTAGTTTGCATAAATAAGAATTAAGCGTTTCGATTGTGACTACGCCGGGGTTGTTGATTTCGCCGCGTGCAAAAGAGTTCAACCAGGAAGAAGAAACGTTGATTGCTTCGGCTATCGAATTGACAGAAACCGACGCGGGGCGATTTAAAAGAAGCTTTCGCGTTTTGTCACGAAGCGTTGTTATTTCAGACATAATGCACCGTTTACCGTTTTAATGTGGGATAATAGAAACGCACTATACCCGACAAAATTTTAGCAAGCAAGACAAAATTTTGTTGACAGCATAAAAGGCAATCGATAAAGTATGATTGTTCCGGCAAATTTAGTCGGTTAAAAAAAAGGGTATTTTATGAAAAAAGAATTTGATTATATAAAAGATGCAAGTTTGACAAATTCATCAAGCTTTTACTGCGAACAAATGCCGCTTTCTTACTTCGAAGAAGTCGTAAGCGAATCAATCGAAGTAATTAAAAAACTAGACCAAATCAAAAAGGCGCTTTTTTACGGGCGTGAAATTGAAATTCCACACGAACACCAAAATTCAACAAACATTGCACATTTACCGCAATGGATTTCAAACAACAAAAACAATGACGTAAAAGCAATCGATGTTATTCACGGCATTATCGGAAAAGTGACCGAAGCTGGCGAACTTCTTGAAGCACTTGCAGCAACGGCGTTTGAATGCAAGCCGTTCGACGCCATTAATATGGTTGAAGAAGTAGGCGACGGCCTTTGGTACGACGCTTTATTATTGAACACTTTATGTTTAACTTTCGAAGAAGCACAACAAATAAACATCGAAAAGCTTCGTAAAAGATACCCGAATAAATTTACGGAATTTGATGCGATTTATAGAAATGTCGACGAAGAAAGAAAAATATTAAATAAAATGAAAAATAATGTTGACACCGCCGAATAAGCGTCGTATATTTAACCCATACCGAAGCAAAGTGCTTAGGACTTAAAAAGGAATCATCGAAATGACACCACAAACAATTCAAATCACAAACGAAGCGGGCGAAGTGAAAAACTTCACGGAAGAAGAATATTTCAAAGAACGCGACCGTCTTTTGGTTCTTTGGCAATCTGCGAAACTTGCGCTTGATGTTGCAAAAGAAAACGAAATAATGCTAAGAACCGAAGCGGCGTTATTTATGCACGACCCAAACAAAGCGGGTTCTGTTGAAACTGTCGAACTTGGTCAAGGTTATAAAGCGAAGGTTAAAGTCCCTGTAAATTACGGTTTTATTAAAAACGAATCAGGTAAAATCGACAAAGCACGCATTGAAAAAGCATTGTCTAAAATTGAAAAGGACGGCGCAGTTGGTGAACTAATCGCAGAACGTTTAATTGATTGGAAACCTAACCTTTCTTTATCTGAATATAAATTATTGTCTGAAAAACATCGTAAAATAATCGACGACGTTGTTGTTACGACAACAGGAACAGCAACGCTTTCAATTGCAGAACCTAAAGCAAAAAAATAATAAAACCGCCGGGGTTGCCCACAATACCCGGCTTTACGAGGAAATATTATGCAAATGTCACATTTGAAAAAGGCTTCCGAACTTGCAAGGCGTTACGGCGTGAAAGCAACTATATTCGGCGGTCCTGGTTCTGGCAAAACTCCGTTAATGAATACGGCACCGCGTCCGGTTCTTCTTGTGACCGAACCTGGTATGCTTTCAATGCGAACGTCTAATATTCCGGCCTGGGAGGCATACACCCCGGCATTAGTTACTGAGTTTTTCAAGTGGTTTATGGAATCAAAAGAAGCGTCGAATTTTGATACACTTTGCATTGATTCAATTTCGAATGTTGCTGAATTAATATTAATGGACGAATTAATAAAAGTTAAGCACGGCATGAAGGCTTACGGCAATATGTCCGAACGTGTAATGAAAATATGCAACGATTTGTATTATATGCCGCAAAAGCACATTGCAATGATTGCAAAACAGTCAACCGTTGAAAATGGAAGACAGACGATAATGCAAGGGGGTGAAATAATTTACGAACCTATTATGCAAAAACGTCCTTTTTTCCCTGGGAAAGATTTAAACGTAAAAATACCTCATTTATTCGATAATGTAATGCACCTTAGCGAAGTAATGATTCCGGGAAACCAGAAGCCAGTTCGAGCATTAAGAACAAAAGAAATTCCCGAAGTTTTCGCACGCGATAGACTTGGCAATTTAGACGAATTAGAACAACCCGACTTAACAAAGCTTTTTGCTAAGTCAATGCAATAAATACGGTTTATTTTTGCCGACCGATTTAAACGGCAATTTTTTTATAAATAAGGCAACATTATGCAATTAATTACAGCTTTCAACGCACAACAATTCGATCCAAATCAAGGCACGGGAAGTTTACCAATCGGTCGTCACCCTGTTGTTGTTTCTAGTTCAGAAGTAAAAGCAAACAAAGCAGGCGACGGCGGTTATTTACAGCTTGATTTGCGTATCATTGACGGTCCGCAACAAGGCACAATCGGCGCGTATCGTTTGAACTTGTATCATTCAAGCACGCAAACAGTTGAAATTGCAAACAAACAATTTTCGGCAATCTGTCACGTTGTTGGTGTGTTTATGGTCAATGATTCGTCACAACTGCACGACATTCCTTTTATTATTGAAGTAGGACCGCAAAAAAATGATGCGTCTTATACCGAAGTTAAAAAAGTATTTGACATAAACGGAAACGAGCCAGGCAAAGCAGGTTCGGGCCAACAACAACAAGCACCAGCGCAAGCGCAACAAGCTGCACCGCAACAACAAGCGGCTGCCCCTGGCGGATGGGGTCAACAAGCACCTGCACAACAAGCAGCACCGCAACAAGCAGCGGCCGCCTGGGGCGCACAACCACAACAAGCGGCGCCACAACAAGGCGCTGCGCCTGCCTGGGGCGGACAAGCTGCGGCACCTCAACAAGCTGCTGCACCTCAACAGGCTGCTGCTGGTGGCTGGCAACAAACTCCAACACCTGGCGCGCAACAAGCTGCACCAGCCTGGGCCAAATAATAACGGCTTTTTTGTTTGAAACGGGGGCTTTCATAGCCCCGTTTTTTTCTAAGGAATTTATAAAATATGCTAAACAGTAAAAACGCTTTGCCTATACCTGAGCTTTGCGATTGTTGTTGCTCGCCTAATGTGCAATACACAACAAATGATATAATTTACGGTCGAAATTATGGCGAATGGCCTATGACATATTTTTGCACAGATTGCCGGGCCGCCGTAGGTTGCCACCCTGGAACAAATATCCCATTGGGACAAATGGCGGACCGTAAAACAAGACAACTTCGAAAAAGTGCCCACAATGAATTCGACAAGCTTTGGCGAACTGAATTAATGTCAAGAACGAAGGCTTATTCATGGCTCGCTTTGCAATTAAATATCGAAGTTGGAAATTGCCATTTATCATGGCTTTCGAAAGAACAGTTGAAGCAAGTCGCTTTAATTTGTTCAAAGTATCTTGCCGAATATCACGAATCATTAATTAAAAGAAAGGTGAAACAAAATGCCAAACAAACAAAACGCGAAACAAGGGCAAATGCTGCTTTCGAACGATACGCCGAAGAAAGAAGAAAACATAAAATCAAGCGTCGCACTTGATTCGCCAGGCGTAGCAAAGGCGCTTTCAAAAAGAATTCTTGACGACATTGACGAATATTGCGTTACGACCTACGACGGCGGACACCGTTCGCATTTGGGGGCTTCTTTAATTGGTCGCGATTGCTCTCGATATCTTTGGTATGTTTTCAGATGGTGCCACCACGAAAAAACAACAGGAAGACAGCAACGTTTGTTTAATCGCGGACACCGAGAAGAAGACCGCTTCGTTGAATGGCTTGAAGGAATCGGCTTTAAAATATGGTTTGAAAATTACGAAGGTTTTTATCATGTAAGCGAAAGCGACGAATACGGCGTTTTTGACGGAAACGAATCAGACCTTGTTTTGAATTTAGCAACCCCTATTTTACCGGAAAATCCGCAATTTCGTTCGCATGTTGCCCGCGCTAAAGCGGACGACCTTGTTTTCGACCAGTACCGGATTTCTGATGTAATGGGCCACTTCGGCGGCTCGCTTGATGGAATTGGATTATTTCCCGAACGTTATAATATAGACGGTCCTTTTCTACTTGAATTTAAAACAAACGGAACAGGTTCGGGTTTTAATAAACTTGGCGAAGTTGGAATGCCTATTGCAAAACCGGAACACTTTGCACAAACTTCGACGTATGGCAACAAATACGGCTTTGAATATGTCGTATATTTGAACATAAATAAAAACGACGATTCGTTGCACGTTGAAGTTGTAAAGCTTGATAATAGATTAGGCAAACAAATGATAAACAAAGCCGAGCGCATTATTTTAGCAACCGAAGCGCCTTCGCGTATTTCAGACAATCCTACTTTTTTTAAATGTGGGTACTGCGGCATGAAAGATATATGCCACAAGGGAGCAATCCCGGAAACAAATTGTCGAAGCTGCAAGTTTGCAACGCCTACTGACAACGCACAATGGTTTTGCTCTGTTCACAACGGAATTATACCCAAAGATTTCATTTCGAAAGCGTGTCCCTCTCATTTACCAATCACGGCGGCGGCTAAAAATGTCTAATATATATGTCCCTAGATGGTATCAGGAAGAAGCAGAATATTCGATTTTCGATTATTTTCAAAAGCTGGCCCAATCAAAGAATTATGATGCTTACGCATGTAAAAGAATTGATAGAACAAAACGCCGAAAAACTAATTTCGATTTGGCCGACTGCACCGCTTGGGATATGTTCCGCCGGACTTAAATCGCGTGATACAATCATGCCTATTATTTTCGGCGGTGTTCAATCGGTAGCACCTGCTATAAAAAAGGCGCTATTGACAAACGACGGTCGACCTTCTCACATGCAACATTTTGGATTTCGCGACCTTCTTTTGATTGACGAATGTCATTTGCTTGGCCCTGCGGAAGATAGCCAATATGCGTATATCATAAACGAACTTTTAAAAATAAATCCTCGTTTGAAAGTAATAGGCTTTACTGCAACACCTTACAGAATGAAACAAGGAATGATTACCGACGGCGGTTTTTTTACAGACCTTTGCTATGATATAACCGACGTTGAATCGTTCAACCGCTTAATCGCGGAAGGCTTCTTATCGCCACTTATTGCACGAAGAACAAAAACAGAAATTGACGTTTCTTCGGTCGGTCTTACTGGTGGCGACTTCAACGCAAAGCAGCTTGAAGCAGCGGTTGACCAAGACGACATTGTTGCAAGTGCTGTTCGCGAAATGATGGATATTGCGCACGATAGAAGTACATGGCTTATTTTTGCAACAGGCATCAACAACACCGAACACGTTGCAAATGTAATTCAGTCGTACGGCCTTGATGTGTTGCCAGTTCATTCGAAATTGCCCGACAAAGTAAACACCGAACGATTGCGCGCATATAAAGCTGGTGAACTTCATGGAATTGTATCGGGCCAAAAATTAACAACAGGATTTGACCACCCGCCAATTGATTATATTGCGGATTTGAACCCGACGCTTTCACCAGGCAAACACGTTCAAAAATTAGGCCGAGGAACACGACCTTCGCCGTCGACGGGAAAATTGAATTGTTTATATAGCGATTTTGCTGCAAACGTTAGAAGACTTGGACCAATTAACGACCCTCGTATACCAAGGCGACCAGGCAAAGGCGGCGGCGAATCACCCGTTCGAGAATGCGAAATTTGCGGCGTTTATAATCACGCGTCCGCTCGTATTTGTATTAATTGTGGGAACGAATTCAGCTTTAAAACAAAAATATTTTCAACAGCGGGAACATTGGAACCTTTACGAAGTGACGCGCCTATCGTAGAATACTTCGAAGTTCAAAAAGTGCTTTACAATCTGCACGAAAAAAGAGACAGTAACGGCGTATTAACGAAACCGCCGATGATTAAAGTAAGCTATTTTTGCGGCTTTCAAATGTTTAACGAATTTGTAACAATAGAACATCCCGGTTACGCTGGAAAACGAGCGCGTGACTGGTGGAAGCAAAGACACAACGAAGAAGCACCGCCGACAACAGCACAAGCGTTGCAGCGTGTTTCGGAATTAAGAAGTCCGGCGCGGGTTCGCGTTTGGATAAACAAAAAATACCCGGAAATCCTTTCGGCTGAATGGTGATAATATGACAAACATAATTGATAAAAATGTTCCGATTCCTTCCAACGAAGACGAACCAATTAAAAAGAAAACACGCGGTCGTAAACAAGCCGTTTCGAAAACAACAAAGGACACGCAAGCAAATCCGGCTTCAAGTTTAATTGCTGCTTTGAAATTTATTTCACCAGCACAAAAAAAAGCGGGTCCGGTCCAAAGTCAATTTTCAATATGTGCCCACAATAAAGCAATTGCGTTTGATGGTATTTTAACAATCGGACATCCTATTGATGAAGACTTGGAAGCCTGCCCGAATACGCTGCAATTTATTGAAGCCCTTTCAAAAGCAAGCGACGAACTTTCAATAGTTCAATTGTCCGCCGAAACGCTTGTTGTTTCGTCCGGTGTTTTTCGTGCGTTGGTTCCTTGTACGAATCCCGAATATTTATTGAAATCAGAACCCGACCCGATTTGCGCAAAAATAGACGACCGCATTAAAACCGCCCTTGCTGCTGTTCACGGCCTTGCAACAGAAAGCGCACCTAATGCCACATACGCGGCCGTTTTGCTTCAAGCGAATACAGCAGTCGCTACAAATGGGGCTTGTTTGGT